GCTTTCTTCTTCTCCTGCCACGCTACGGTGTACACGCGCCCGACCTTGATCTTAAGTGCTTTCGCGATCTGCGGAGCGGTCTTGCCTTCACTCAAAAGTTTCCGAATTTTTGCTGCTGTAGTCATTCTCAATCTCCTTGCGTAGGTTCTCTACGTTTGTTTCATCGATCACATAGACGCGCCCACCCGCGTCTCGGATCCGTTGCATGGCTGCCTCTTGCAAGGCGGTGGGCTTGTTCCCTTTAGCTTTAGTCTCTATCGCTAAGAACTGGCATCGATAACAGGCCAAGAAGTCAGGGGTCCCTGCGTGCCCGTAGCCAGACGCCACAGGCATCGCGTAATAGGCCCCCATCTCGGTCAGTATCTTCTTGACCTTCGCTTTGACTCTCCCTTCGGGCGTCATGCGGCGTTATCGAATTTAAACGCTGTCTGTACTGGAGCTTCTTCCGGCTCGTCATCGTCGTCGTTATCGACGCACAGGAACACAGGCGTGCGCGGCCCTGCGTACGTCCCTAGCACGTTGTACTCCATCCATTCGACCGCCTCGTCAAAGGTCATGCCCCCTCGCTCCAGTATCTGCACGCACCGCGCATAATCATAGATCGCTATGCGGTGGCTGAACTGCACGCCATACCCAACTAGGGCATCTTTGAACTCAGGGAAGATAACGGGTGCATCGCTCTCTTCTTCGTACTGGCGTAGCTCTTCCTCAGATTGCTGAGACCATCTCTCGTCGAGGTCCTGCTCGCGCCACCATTCGTTCGGCATATTTGATTCATTCATCACGCTTTTCCTCTTGTCATGTTGAGACCATCTAACCAAACCTCTACCCCCTTCCCGCAAGTTGCTGCGTCGATCCCGTGATCGGTATAGAAGGTATCAGTCTTTGCATAGGTATACCACTCTTTGCCCGTCATGCGTAGCTCTAAGTTTTTGTTGTAGTCATATCCAAACAACTTTGTCCGCGCAGGAAGTTTGACCGGCTTCATTTAAATCTCCTGTAGTTGATACTCATAGGCCCAGTGCCCGTTGTCGAGGTCATACACGGCCTGCCCGTTTTTCTCCCCCTTGTCGATAATCTTTGCAGGCTTCGGGGCACGTGTCCCCCACCCGCCTGACCACATTACCTCTTGGCCTATCTCGTATTGGTGCTCGTTCTCCGTCAGCACGTGATCCTGTCTCACATAATCTGCCGCCGAACTCTGCATCTTTTCCCGTTCTTGCTCGTTGCTTGTGTACCAGAGAATAAAATTTTGGATCGTCTCCAAAGCTTCTGTCTGTTTCTTGTTCATCTCACTCCTCCTCGCCTATTTGTTTCATCTCTCGTACGTCAGCGGAGTACGCCCCAAGCTCCGCCATTACTTCGGCGTTCGCTAGTGTGAGGGCTTGCTCCTCGGTCTCTGCTTCCACAATGACGGTACGCAAAACTTTTGCCTCGACTGTGGCTATATAAACCTCCATCTCACTCTCCTGTCCTATCAAGGTCATGCTCGGAGCCGATCACCACCTCGGCCCAATCCCACTCAAGCCCACGGCAGTCTACGGTCCCACCGCGCACGATCTTCTCAGCCAGTTCGCAGGCGTCATCCTCATCTCGCGCCCTGACGGTTACCCGCTCGGTGACTTGGGCGGTCAGTGTCACTTCGTAAATACCCATCGTTTAAATCTCCTCTTCTCTGGCGGCGTTGAGTGCCAAGAACAAATCGTTGTAGAACTGAATGTGCTCAGGCCGCGTATGGTTCATCTCCTGCGAAAGCGCAAAGCTCGTCAAGGCTGCAAGCTGCCGTTCGGTCAGCACCGCTGTGTAAATCTTCTGGGCGGTCTCGTTCATGGTTGCTTCTCCTTAGTTCGACCAAGCCGCAGCTTGGGCCTCGTCTAGTTTCTTCTCGACCCGCTTCAGAGCGGCTCGGCTCTTCTGCCATCGGTTCATCACCCGCGCTAGCTGCCGCTCGATCTCGGCGTGGCGGTCAAGGACCTTGGCGTACTGCGCTCCCAAATCTTTCGGACGCTTCTTGCTGCTGTTCTTCAGTGCGAAAATGTCCATATCACTCCTCCCCCGTTGTGGTGCCGGTCAGTAAGAACAGGTAGGCATAGCCTGTCCCGCTCGGGTTGTCCGAATGGGCGATCAACTGCCACCGCTCGTCCTTCTCCATGATCCGCTGCCGCAGATACTCGATAGCTGCCGTCTGGTGCCGGTCTGAGGCTGCGTAGTCGTAGTCGAACGTCATCTTCTTACCGCGACCGTCCTTCTCGTACGCCATGATCTTGGCCCCTCGGGTATCGGTGGGTGGCACATAGCGGGTGTAAATGGTCAACGCGTAGGGCACGTATTCGGTAGCGACTTGGGCGTGTTGGGTAATGATCATGATTGCTTCTCCAGTTAAGTTAAGTAACGTTTGTTGTAGAATACAGAAGGTTTAAATCCTTGTCAACTCTTTTCGATCTAGCCGTGGAAGTGTCCGCCGCAAGCGCATGACGGGTTGCCGGTCTGCTCGATCCACTTGGCTGTGGTGCGGATCAACATCCCACAGGAGTCACACTCCAACTTCACAAGGCGGGTCGGCTGCTTTTTCCTACCCGTCAGGTCCAACGCGCCGTGGGTCAGGGGTGGCAGGGTGGCGAGTATCCGCTCCAACTCCGCCTTGAGTTCGGCTCCGGCGTGGGTGCTCGTCATTTTCCCTTCGAGGCCAATGGCCTTGGCGATAGTCCTGAATGCCTTCTTGTGTCCGCTGACACAGTCGTCCACCGCATGGACCGCCTCATGGGCCAGTACATCGAGCATCTGCACGGGGTCCGACAAGGTGGGGTTGATGAATATCTCATTCACGTTGTCCTTGGATCGAGCACGGGGCCAGCACTCTCCGATTCTCTTTCGGGCGGAGCCTCCTCCGGGGAATCCTACGGACACTCGGGTATCTGCCGGTATCTCAACTTGGGCCTTCTCTTGGAACCAAGGACGCAGGGCATTTAAACCGGCGTTGAGCCATTCTTCGCGTGTCATGGTGCTACCTCCAGATATTCCTTCACTTCGCGCAGGGTGGGCATGGGGTCTAGGATGCGGTCCTGCTCATTCTCGGCATAGGCTACCCACCATCCCTGTAGCTCGGCGAACTTGTTGACCACCCAGACGGTGGTGGCTGTGGTGATGCGGTAGGACCCGCTTGCAATCTTCTGGACTTTCATGGTGCTTCTCCTTAATCGAAGTAGTCAGCGAGGACCGACAGGTCTGTGAACTCTCGGGTATCGGCTTCGAGTTGTGCGGCGTCATCCCCCTGTACGAAAACTTCGCCGCCGTGGGTCAGGCATTCAATGGCATAGGCTGTGCCGTTCCCGTATGAGGTGATGGCGTAGCCATCTTTGGTGAATCGTGTCTGCTTCATGTTTGCTTCTCCTGTTGTCGCAGCACCGTGCTGCGTTGTGGAACATACGTTATAGAACGTTTAAACCCCTGTCAACGCTTTTTTGAAAAAAGTTTGGGGCCTGTGGATAACTTTGTGTCGGTTGTGTCAGTTGTGTCAAAATTGGAAGTTATGGAATAACACAAGAAAATGACCGCTTGATGGTATGTGCCGTTTGTAAGTGTTTGTTTTTCTTATTATTATTATTTTATATTATATAATATATGTATAGTTTGTGTCATTGTGTCAGGTTTTTTGAAATAGGATGGGTCCCAAATGGGTATTGATGATGCGCTGCGCGTCCCCCCTCTTCCTCCTCTGTCGATTCCGTTTTGGCACCCCCTATCTCAAAAAAGCTGACACAACTGACACAAATCTTTGAAAAAACGTCGTTTTTTCCTTGTAAATCAAGCACTTACCTCACCCAAATCTTGTGTCAAAACGCAAAAATTACTGACACAAACCGGCACAAAGCCGCACAAAAACTGACACAAGCTAAAAAAGTTGACAACGCAAAATCGTTCATGTAGCCTTGGGTACCCAAGGCCGGACGAAAAAATAAGGACCACAAAGTCAAGCCCCGCCCACCTGACACAAAGCGCGGTTCAGCGCAGTCTGCAACGCAACGTTTAAATGACCTCGCCGGAGGTGGCACGCACGCTGCGCCCGCGCTCACGCATAACTGGTTTCAGCGTCGGCAGACAAGAAAAAAGGCGGGGGGCCGAAGCCCGCCCGCCCTCGGAGGATCAGTTTGTAATTTCAATGTCCGAGCCAAACACTCGGCGGTATTCATCTTGTAGCTCATCGACGGGTTCATTCTCAAATCCCTTGAACCCCTTGCGGAAGTAAGACTCCAACACTTCCTTGTTACCGTCGTTTAACTCTTGCCGGATGTAGTCAATCAACTCATCAACCAGCAAGTCCTCTACTTCTTTACGTGATAAAGAGTCAATCATGTTAGTCTCCAAAAAAGAGGGGGCCGAAGCCCCCGCTAGGTTAGTGTTGGTAATACGACACATTCTGGACCTTGACATCCCAACATGCGCGACAGGGTCCACACTTGCCCGCCCGCTCGAATGCCCGACACGTTGCCTGATCCTTATCCGACACCACCGTTGAAGTGTGCGGGTAGTTAGGCGCGGCTTTGTCGATATGGGTAGCAGATACCCGCACGATCAAGTTAGCCGGAACATCGACACCCTTAACGTAGCGCGGTTCCTTAGTTGGCAACCAATGCGTCGTGTTAGGCGTTGCGCGGGCTATGTCGCAGATGAGCCGGAAATGATCCGTTGATTGCAGATCACCTGAGTCGTGCCAGCGAAAGTAAGGATTCCGGCTAATCAAGTAAGTCATCGCCGAAATAAACTCTGCCCGAAACGTGCTATCCGCTAGCGCACGAGCCAGCACCGACATGCGCCGATTAAGAGCAGACTGAACGTTCGGGAAAACGTATCGCCCCTTGCGTGCGTAGCACATCGCGCACACTGAACCAATTAACTTAGCCAATCGTCCGCCCGTCTGGCACATAAAAGCGCTAATTGAGAATGACGGACATGGCATTTTGCTAGGCGCGGATAGTCCACCGACTAGCGCGTTCGCTGTTTTAACTTTCCACATAAGCTTTTCCTCCACGTGGCAACATCGCCACGGTTCCCATTATATAATTCACAACTTACGTTGCAATATTAATTTTCGCCCACGCCCCGCTCGCACGCATAGCCCACGCGCTCACGCATAACTGGTTTCAAAAAACGGGGGCAATAAAAAAGAGCCGAGGAGCTTTCGCTCCCCGACCCCCAGAGGATCAGTAATCTAGATTTGCTTCATCAAGTATGCGCTTGAGCTTATTTATTTCTGTTTCAAGCGCTTCGTTCTTTTCTTGCTGTTCGTTGTACCACTTGTAGTAGTAATCATGCTGTCTTTTGTGGTACTCAAAGTCATCACATTTCTTTGACAAGGCACGAATCAAATCAACTAATGCATCCATATTATCCATTTGCTTTCTCCTAAAAAGTGGGGCGGTTGGCAGTCCCGCCCCGTTGGGGTTATTGGTTTTCGAGCTTGTCCGCAATGACGCGGAGCAGGGCTGCGAGGTTGGCGCGACGATCAACGACGTAATCAATGACATCGTCAAACGGAAGCGAGTTCAAAACCTCCGTGGTGTCTAGCCCGCCAAGAATGTCGTCCATGTCCACTTGGTCGCGGACAAAACGCACAATGTCCTGCGTGTCCATTTCCTCCAGTAGATCCTGAACGTCGAGTTCGACCTCAACGTCTTGGTCCACGTGAACAGTCTTAAGTAAGTAACTCATAGTCTTTTCCTCTGATTTGCAACTGAACGGCGTTGCCCCGACGATTCCCATTATACGATTCGTAACTTTCGGTGCAATATTTTGATCCCGCCCCCCGCTCGCACACGCGACCCCCTCGCGCACACGCATAACTGGTTTCAAAGATTGGAGGCCAAAAGAAAAGAGGCAGGTTTGCAGTCCCTGCCTCACGGAGAATTATTTCTCGAATACGTCGATCAGTGCGGTGAGCGCATCGATCAGGTCATCACGCTTGGTGTTCTTCGGCATCCCAAGCTCTTGCCGTGCTATTGAAGTGCAGCTAGGGCCGCGCCTCTTCATCCCAAGCTTTTCAAGTTGAATGCCTTTTCTTAGAACGATCAGGCGGTAGCGTAGGATCTTATCCTTTTCTGTCAGTATCGCAGGACCGCGTGCCTGCAAGGGTAGTTCTAACTGGATCATGTTGCGTCCTCCAAGTCTTGCATTTCAATGCGCTGTAGTAATCCATACAGGCGAGTCTTTGTCTCACGTAAAAACCCTGCACCATTTGCGTGACTGAATACAGTCTCAAGGCGATTCAGTCTGTTCAAAATAATGACGAGTTCTTCCATCTGCTTTTCATCGATTTCGTATTTCATTTGTCTCTCCAAAGAAAAGGGGCGGTTTGCAGTCCCGCCCCAGTTGATTAATAGTCGCCGTCAGTGACTCTTTCAAACCATGCCATGTCGTCCTCATCCTCGTACGGCAGTGGCACATCGTGCTTGTCTGCACACTCATCGCATTGGTTTACACCACCGTTGTACGCGGTGCTGCCGCATACTGTTTTGTGTGCTTTGTAATCGTATCGCGTGGGGATGTAGACGGTGATTTCCTTGCCACATCCAAATCTCCAGTCACTCATATGCTTTTCTCCGTTAGCGTCGGGCGGAATTGCCTCGACGGTTCCCATTATACGATTCGTAACCTACGTTGCAAAACCTTCCTGCATTGACCCCACTGGGGTGCCACCCCCCGGATTTTTTGTGGGACCCCCCGCTCGTGCTACGCACTTAAATTCGCACAAATCACCACCCCATTTTCCAATTTCAGGCCAAGCCTATTGATTTTTAAATTCCCCCCAACCGACCCCCACCCCCCTCTATATAGAACCCACCCCCCATTTAAATTTGGTTCCATGCCATTTTTTATGTTATATAGCGCAGAACTTGGGGATACCCTTGCACGCGATGACTGACAACTATCTCGTTCCTGATATAGAAGAGGGGCTTCCCCTCCCACAAAACGCCTCCGAGGCGTTGCCGACCCTGTCTCCGCGTGAAGAACTAGAGAAAACGGCTAATACAATCAACAAGTTATCGGAGTTGACTGGGACGCCCCTGCAGTTTGACGCGACAGATGTCGAAGAAGGCAAGAAGGTTGCGAAGGAGCTTATCCAAAATCCCAAAACACGACCCAATTACAACGCTTTGCGGGACAGTACCAAAGCCGTTTTGGCGGGGATGGTGGCTCAGTACGACTTTGAAGTCGTTGACGATCTGGTCCAACTGAAGAATTTCGTGGTCAATGGCTTATTAGATGAGTACCGAAACGCTTCAGAGAGTAAAACTCGGTTGCAGGCCCTGACGAAACTCGGGGAAGTTGACGGCGTTGACGCCTTTAAGAAGCGCAGCGAAGTCACGATGCAGGTTAAACCCATCGAAGAAGTGGAAAAAGAGTTAATAGAAGTACTGGAAGGTGTCGAATACACCGTATTAGAGGGGAAAAATGGCAATTGATTGGAATTTGCTAGCGCGAAGTTCGACAGCAGAGGACCGTCTGTCGCATTGCGAGCCGTGCGAGCACAACAAAATGGGGATTTGTAAGCGTTGCGGCTGCATTATTAAGGCCAAAGTCCGGCTGGCAAACCAACGCTGCCCGATTGGGCAGTGGGGAAGAGAGAGTCAGGGGCTTCGTGACCTACTTCCAGACTAAAATGCAGCAAATAACCCCTGAAAAGCTAGCTTCCATTAAAGCCGCCCTGCCGACTATGTCGGATAAGCAGAAAAGGTACGTGCTAGACCTACTTAAGCAGTACCAAACGCAAAAAACCCAACTACTAGGCAAGGATTCCTTCCTAGATTTCATCAAACACGTGTATCCGGGCTATAAAGTCGGCCCCCATCACGAGAAATTAGGCCGAATCTTCGAGGAAATTGCAGAAGGGAAGAAGAAACGGGTGATCGTCAACATCGCCCCCCGCCACGGCAAGTCAGAAATGATCAGTTACCTCGCTCCAGCGTGGTTCCTCGGCAAATACCCGCATAAAAAAGTGATTATGGCCTCCCATACCGCTGACCTTGCAGTCAATTTCGGTAGAAGAGTGAGAAACCTTGTCGATTCGGACCTCTACCATGACATCTTTCCTAGTGTTTCGCTGCAGGCAGACAGTAAATCTGCTTCTAGATGGGGTACTAATTTTAATGGTGAGTATTTTGCTATTGGTGTCGGCGGTGCTCTTGCTGGTCGAGGCGCTGATCTGTTCATTATTGATGATCCCCACTCAGAACAGGACGCTAAGCAAGGTCGTGCTGACGTTTTTGAGCCAGCATGGGAGTGGTTTCAGTCAGGCCCAGTACAGAGATTGATGCCGGGTGGTGCGATTATCGTCGTGATGACGAGGTGGTCGAAGTCGGACTTGACGGGGAAAATTATTGACCACATGACCCGCGAAGACGGGGCAGATCAGTGGGAAGTGGTTGAGTTCCCCGCCATATTAAATGACAAACCCCTGTGGCCTGACTTTTGGCCTATTGAGGAGCTTCTTGCGAAGAAAGCGTCGATGGACGTTCGGTACTGGCAGGCCCAGTACATGCAGGACCCGACTGCTGAAGAAGGTGCACTCATTAAAAGAGAGTGGTGGCAGGTGTGGGAGAAGGAGACCCCGCCGAGTTGCGAGTACATCATAATGAGTCTCGACGCCGCCCAAGAGAAAACCAACCGCTCGGACTACAACGCGCTACTTACGTGGGGCGTCTTTAAAAACGAGAACACCGACAACTACAACATCATCTTGCTCAACGCCGTAAAACAGCGACTAGAGTTCCCCGAGCTTAAAGCGATGGTGTTGGAGGAATATAAGGATTGGCAGCCTGACTCTTTCATCGTGGAGAAGAAATCGAACGGTGCAGCGTTATATCAGGAGATGCGGAGAATGGGCGTCCCACTGTCAGAGTTCACGCCGGGTAAAGGACAGGATAAGATATCAAGAGTTAACGCAGTTACGGATCTTTTTTCTTCCGGTATAGTTTGGGTTCCTGACCGGCGTTGGGCGTGGGAAGTGGTCGAAGAATGTAATGACTTCCCGAGTGGTACTCACGATGACTTGGTAGACGCCACCACTTTAGCACTCCTTCGATTCAGGCAGGGAGGATTTATTCAACTCCCCTCAGATGAGCCAGAAGAAATTAAATGGTTCAAGGGCAAACGTGCAGCGGGATATTACTAGGAGAACTTAAATGGCGGTCGATAAAAGTTTAATGGAAGCCCCGCTCGGGATGGAAGCCCTCGCTGCGGAAGAGTCTGAAATCGAGATTGAGATCGAAGACCCCGAAGCTGTCCGTATCGGTATGGACGGCATGATGATCGAGATTGAAAAGGCAGAACCTCGCGCAGAAGATTTCGACGCTAACCTCGCTGACTTTATGAGCGAAGGTGAACTGCAGATGATCTCGGGCGAGTTGCTTGGGAACTATGAGCAGGACTTGGCGTCACGCAAAGATTGGCTGGATACCTATGTCAAAGGTTTGCAGATTTTAGGGATTCGGTACGAAGAGCGTACGGAGCCGTGGCCCGGTGCGTGTGG